ATCATGGGTTACCCAGACGAATGGTCATGTAAAGCTGCCGTTGATGCGGGAGAAAAGGGAATGTTTTGGTGGGGAAAAGGAATTCCCGTCGGATCTGGTCGATGGATCGCGGAACAAGCTAAAAACTATCTTGAAAACATGCCTGCCGAAGTGTATGGAAAAGAAAGCGGAAACCGAGAAGCTGTCATCAATGTTGAAAAGTGGCTAAAAAACCCAGAGAGTCAAGAGACGGCAATTCCGTTATTTGAATTCAGCTTGGACGAGGAGAATTGCGAAGTATGTCTATAAATCACCCAGTGATCAAAGCTTTATTGCGTCGGACCTGGAACGCTTATCGAGAAGTTCACATTCTTGATTACGGATCATCAAGAAAACGTTTGGCTGCCGAGATCAGCAATTTAGCTAATCGTCTAAACGTGTCTAATGAAGAAGCCGAGAAGCTTGTCATCGAATACGGTAACGGAGGAAACAAATGAGCAACAACGAGTTTGTTCTTGCAGCTATAAAAGGCGAACCAAACAGTTTGACTTCAATCGCTTTTCACACTGGCGAAATTATGGAACGGCAACGCTTGCTGAAGCTGCTCAAAGAGCTTGGAGTGATCCGAGACTCAATGCTTGGCGATGAGTGGAAAGTGATTTACACCGAACACGGAGCTAAAGACATTACTCTTGACAAGTTGGAAGCTCGAGAATGACCGTCCAGGAAGAGCGAAACCGATTCACCAAGATCCTGATCGCCAGACAAGAAGAATGCCAAAACAAAAACCCTGAAGACTGCGACGTGTGTCACATGCTCGAGTTACTTATTGACGAGGTGAATTCATGACTTCCAAACTCGGTTGGTGTTTGACCGGCCACCACGAAACTTGCGTTTTAGAAATTCCTGAACACAAATGCGGCTGCGAATGCCACCAACCAAAGGAGACAGCATGAAAATACCCGTAACCGTTTACACAACACCAAATTGCGTTCAATGCAACCAAACCAAACGGGTCCTGGATCGCGAAGGAATCGAATACACCGTCGTTGATCTCAGCTCAGATCCGCAAAAGCTTCAAGAGTTCAAGGATCTCGGACACCTCACTGCACCAATAGTCACAACCGACACAAAGATTTGGTCAGGGTTCAGGCTGCCGAAGATCCTAAGTCTTGCAAGTTACATTCACTCACAGGAAAGAAGCTAATGAGCATCGTTGATAAAGAAATTGCCGAAATAGAAAAGATCATTCAGGATCTTGAAGACAGCCTTCAAAGCATTGCTGCTCATCACGTTCTTTATGAATCAATGAAGTCGGATCTCGCTAACGCAAAACGAGATCTAGCTGAAATCAAACTCATGGCAAAAAAAGCACAATCGTAGGTTTGTTTTCGGGCCCAAAAACCACTCTCCTCTTAATAGGTTGGTGACTCTGCGAATCGACATTGCTGAAAGCAACTCTCGTCGACGTATTGAGGGGACGGTTGGTGGGATACTAATCTAGGGCGTGAATAGGTAAGACCAGGCTGAAAGCCTACAAATGGAATGGTCTGGAACCAGAGTTCGATTCTCTGCACGTCCACAAAAAGCATCGCTGCCGAGGGAAAGGGAAAAGAATTTTAGCTCCCACACCCTGCTTAGAACTAGGCTGCAATGACAAAACAGTTAGGGCCGGCAGGTGTCAACAACACCAGAGACCTGCATGGCACGGATCAGGGAGAGGTCAGCGACTTCCAAAAGACTGGACAACAAGAAGACTAATCGTCCTGAAGCGTGACAAAGGTATTTGTTATCTCTGTGGTAAAGAAGGATCAGACACAATCGATCACGTAACACCGAACGACGATCACAGTCTCAACAACCTGAAAGCTGTTCACGATAAAGTTTCACCTCATTGTCATCGAATAAAGTCTTCGCAAGAAGGACATGAAGCGAAAGCCGGTAACAGAATCAAACGCCGACTGTGAGGACCAGGGGACACGTCCCCGCCCACGCCCATCGGTGCTACCGGCGCGATTAGCAGAAACACTCGTTCTCAAAAGGGAAAGGGCTGGTTCAAAAAAACATTTGCCGCATGGCAACCAACCAAAGGAATAGCCGCATGGCAAAGACAGGTCGACCAACGGGACGTCCCGCAAAACCTACTGAAGCGCAACGAGCTTTGGGAAACCCTGGACACAGATCCATGCCCGCAGCTCCAATGCCTGGAGAAGGTATCAAGGGAATCGATGGTTTGCCGCAACTTCCTAAAACGTTGAACGTTCACGGATCTGAACTTTGGAATCACACTTGGCAAGCCGGCCGGCAATGGCTAGCTCCCGAAGCTGATCGGACAACGGTTACTTTGCTTTGTGAAGCTTTTGACGAATACATGGAAATTCGCGAACTGTTCCGAACTGGAGAAGTCGAACGCGTTTATACAACTTCAAACGGATCTTATGTAACGCATCCGCTTGTTGGTCAGTTGAAAGAACTTCGAGTTCAAATGACGGCATGGTTGGCGTCTCTCGGTTTCTCACCTGCGGATCGAGCTCGTTTGGGACTTGCTGAAGTTCGTGTTCGCGATGAACTTGACGACCTTGAGCGCAGACGTGTTGAACGTTCTTCCGCCACCCGATGACGCTTGGTCTCCGTCCTGGTTTGTTCCGAGCTTGTCGGATCGCACGCGCGGAGAAGACGTCACAGATTTTGCCGCGACTTTACTAAAAGCTTCGCGAGGGTTCAAAGCGGGTGAACCGTTAGATTTTACTAACTGGCAAAGTTGGTTGATGAACCGACTTCTCGAAACAGATCCTGAAACAGGGCTTTTGCGTTATCGCCGAGCAGTGATTGGACTGCCGAGAAAAAACGGAAAGAGTTTACTCGGAACGGCAATTGCTCTGGAGCATTTATTGTCGGGACCTCCTGGAGCTCAAGTTTATTCGGCGGCTGCCGATCGTGCTCAAGCTAAAATCGTTTTTGGTGAAGCTCGTCAACAGGTTTTGGATACTCCGTCGCTTTCTCGAGTTATCAAAGTTTACAGAGACGCAATGGAAGTGCCTTCTAAAGGCGCAGTTTATCGAGCGCTTTCGGCTGACGCAATGCGTGCTCACGGTTTAGCTCCGTCGCTTGTTGTTGCTGATGAGCTGCATGCCTGGCCCTCGTCTCCGAGTAATACTCGCGGCGATGAACTTTGGGAAGCTTTGACGCAAGGTTCGGCGGACCGGCCGGAATCTTTGGTTGTTGGAATTACGACAGCGGGCGGACATACGGACACGCTTCTCGGTCGTTTGTATGAACACGGAAAACGTGTTGCCGCGGGCGAGATTGATGATCCGCAATTTGGTTTTTGGTGGTGGGAAGCTGGACAAGAAGCTGATCCAACAGATCCAGAGACTTGGCGTAAAGCAAACCCAAATCTTGCCGAAGGCTTGTTGGACGTAACAGATTTTGAAGCTTCAATTGCTGCTGCAGGAAGTTCGGGCTTTGCCGGTTTTCAGCGTTATCGCTTGAATCAATGGGTTCGCCTGGCGGGAGAAGATTTTGTTTCTCCACACTTTTGGGCCGAAGCTAAACGCGAAAGTTCAATTCCTGATGGAGCTGAAATTTGTGCGGGCTTTGACGGTTCCGTTTCTGGAGACGCAACTGGTTTGGTCGCAATTGATTTAGCAACCGGCACTTTGAAAACAATTGCTTGTTGGGAACCAGATCCGCAAGATCCAGATTGGACCGTTGACCGAGCTGACGTCAATGCCGCTGTTGAAAAAATGTTCGATAAATACAATGTGAGAATGCTTTGGTGTGATCCGAGCTTTTACGAACCTGACGTCTTAGAATGGTCAAAGCGTTGGAAGAGACGTGTCGAACGTATCCCTCCGACAAATCACCGAATTGCACCAATGGCGCAGCAATTTATTGCTGATCTCGTCGCGAAAGAAATTGGTCATGATGGAGATCCAACTTTGCAGCGACATGTTTTGAATGCAGTTGCAACCGAGAACGGATCATTCCGAAAAGAAAAACGAGGATCTCCAAGGAAAGTGGACCTCCTGGCATGTGCAGTTCTAGCTAACGGAGCTAGACACGTAACCAAAGATCGCAAGTCATCAAGCACCCGAAGGGCAACAATTTTATGAGTCTATCAACTGATGAACTCGGTCTTATTCTTCATTTACTGAAGCGCCTAAAAGATCACAACACTTCGAACATAGTCAAAGAAAACTATTACGAAGGCAAAAACCGTCTCAAGGATCTGAACATTTCAATTCCTCCAGGTTTGCGACTTCTTGATTCTGTTGTCGGTTGGGCCGGAACTGCCGTTGACGTTCTTGAAGAACGACTCGACTTTGAAGGTTTTATTGGTGCCGACACCCTTGGACTAAACGAGATTTATCGCGCCAACGACTTGGACATGGAATCAGGTCTTGGACACAAAGACGCTTTGATTTATGGAACTGGTTTTGTTTTTGTTGGCAAGGGCAAAGACGGTGAAGCAGATCCGTTGATCACTATTGAATCGCCTAAAAAAGCAACTGCAACTTACGACATGAGAACTCGTCGTTTGTCGGCAGCTTTGTTGATCAACCCTGACGATAAAGGGAACCCAATTACTGGATCTCTTTATTTGCCAAATGAAACAATTTACTTCGAAGCTTTTGCAAGAACGTTTGTTGAAATTGGTCGAGACGTTCACATGTTGGGACGGGTTCCTGTTGCGCCACTTGTAAATAACCCACGCTCTGGAGATCCTTACGGACGTTCGGAAATTACTCGAGCAGTAAGAAGTTACACCGACGCCGCAATGCGAACTCTAATCGGAGCTGAAGTTGCTCGAGAGTTTTACTCTTCTCCGCAGCGTTACATGCTCGGAGCAACTGACGAAACTTTCCAAGACTCGGACGGAAACGCTTTGAACCCTTGGTCTGCAATTCTTGGACGAATTATCAATTTGCCTTACAACGATGATGACGGAGTTATGCCGCAAATTGGTCAGTTCCAGGCAAACTCTCCAGCTCCTTACTTTGACCAGATCCGTGCGTATGCCCAACTTGTTGCAGCTGAAACTGCAATTCCAGCTTCGTATCTTGGTTTTCAAACTGATAACCCTGCAAGCGCAGACGCCATTCGTCAAATGGAAGCTCGTTTAGTGAAGCGTGCAGAACGTCGTCAACGTCAATTTGGTCGCACCTGGGGAGAAGTTGCGAAGCTTGCGTTGTTGGTTCGCGATGGATCTATTCCTGCCGAAGCCGCCAACGTTCGCCCAATTTGGCGAGACGCTTCAACTCCAACTCGAGCTGCAGCCGCCGACGAAGCTGTGAAACTAATTGCTGCAGGCGTGTTCGCTCCAGAATCGGAAATCGTTTTGAATCGTCTCGGTTTGACTGATTCGGATAAGCAAGTTTTGAAAGCTGAACGCGGAGCAACTCAAGCAAACCAGTTGATGACAAATTTGCTAAACGCTAACATTGGCGGATAATGCTTTCAAAAAAAGCTATTGACAACAACAAAAAAGTTTCAAACAATTTGGGCCGGATCGCTGGAAACACTGTTGCCAGGATCACTCCAGATTTGGCAACGCTTTCTTCTTTGGAAGCCGGCGGAGTTGTTCGAACTGTTGCAACAACTGTTATTTCGGAAGTTGGTCAAGCTGCAACTGTTGCGGGAGTTCAGGGTTACAAGGATCTAAGCGATGCAGCTTTGTTCGAGCTGCAACAGAGTTTTGCAAAAACTAACCCGCTTTATGTTTCTATTGGCGAAGAACGAACAGCAAGATTTTTGGAACAAGCTAGAGGTTTGACAAATAGAAGCGTTGACGAACTCAATGCACTTCTTGCGGCAGATCCAAAAAATGCTGCTGCGGCAACGGCAAGAATGTGGATCAAAAACGGTTACGATGGTTATTCCCCAGTTACCATCGACGTGAAAAAGGTTTTGACCAAAAACATTGAATCAGTTGTTGGTTACTCAATGAGCAAATACACAAATGGCGATTTTGCAAATGCTGCCGAAGCTTTAGAGTCTGGCGTCAGTCGAATGGTTGAAAACATTTACCGAGACACAATTGCGACAAATTCCGAGTTCGACAATTTTGCTCAAGGGTATCAACGTGTTGCTTCGCCACTAGCTTGCGCTTTTTGCATGACAGTAGCTTTGAACGAATACACAACTTTTGAAGAGTCTGGCGGGTATCACGATCATTGCTCTTGTTCAACCGTTCCAATTTACGGCGGAATGAAAGCTTATCGACCTGACTATTATGAAGCTTTTGAAAACGATTACCAGGCTGGAAACATCGCTTCTCAGTCTTCAGATCCGCAAGAAATTCTTGCAAGCATTCGGCAAATTACGGGCCGGAAATAAAGACTTCCGTCAAGAGACGGCAGCAGCCGCATGGCTGATTTACTATCCTGCATAGGAGAACACGCAATGAGCGACGAAATTATCGCTAACCCAACCACTGAAGAAATCAACGATTCACAGATCCAGGAAGTGCCGCAGGGCAAACCTGAAACTGATTGGAAAGCTGAAGCTCGCAAGTGGGAAACTCGCGCAAAGGCAGATCACGATCTGGCTGCCAAGTGGCGAGAGTATGAGGAAACTCAAAAGTCCGATCATGAAAAATTGGCTGAAGAGTTAGCTCGTGCAAAGGAAGAAGCTTCACAGGCTTCGACCGAATTGCTTCGTCTACGAATTGCCGCTGAAAAGGGCATTAGTGGCGAAGCGCTAGATCTGCTTACTGGAACAACTCAAGAAGAGTTGGAAGCCAAAGCGGACAAACTGCTTTCGCTCATTGCGGATCAGTCCAAACCAAAGGCTTTGAAGCCTGACGAGAACCAGGGCAAACCTGCTCCGACCGTTCTTGGTCAA